AAACACTAAACACGGAAATATAGTAAATGAAGCAAGTGATCCTGATAGGCCGGACAATATTAGATTGACAGAAATCCTGTTAGCAGGTGAGTTACTATACAGTGGAACTATTAAAAATATTAATATAGCTTTTAATTTTCTTTCGGGTACTTTTATGGCTCAAAGAGAATTTACTGATTTAGATAAAATTATTGAGGAGATGACATCATTCTTTATTTTTATATTTAGTGGTTATGGAGAATTAAATGTGTATTATGATGATAGTATGCAGACATTTATCAATGAATTTCAACCTAGTTTATCACGAGAAGATGATAGAATTTTTGATACTCTAATGGAAACAGGTGCACAATTATATAGAGTTCCAAATGAAATCTTAAACAAATATCCTCGAATGCGACACAATTATGAAAATTCCGAAATTGAAAAGGAATTAATAGATGCTAGAATACTTCAACTTCAAAGAACAATATTATTATATGAACCAGAACATCCAAAAATTGTAGAATTATTATCTGCAATAGAGAAATTGGAAAAACAAAAAAGGAATATTCTTCACAATAAATTTAGAATAAAACCAAAACAAAAGTTTTCAATTGGTGGAAAGAATAAAAAAAGAAAAACTAAAAATAAAAAATTGAAATAAATATTAGTATTTGAATAATGATAAGAAATAATGTCCCTTTCAAAGACACCAAGAGTAACATCAAAGACTGTGAGTTTTGCTTCAATATCTCGCAACATACTGGATGAATCTGGCGAGGAATTTATACCGGATAATAACTCTAAATATGCCAGGTGCTTAAATGTTATGCGGAAAACGGCTGAATCGTTATATCAGAAACAAATGGAAGAAAATGAACACAATATTGAGAAGTGGACCAACCAAAAAAAAACATTGGAAGCAGAATATCACAACTCTAGTTTTCACGCAGTAGTCCATCAAAAGATACCCAAAATTGATAATGCGTTGTCACTGTGGTTAAATACGATCGACGCAATAGAAGAGATAATTGAAGACAAACAAGAAGAGAATGCGAAATTATTTACCAAGATTACTGCATTGCGAAATGGTGAACTCGACGAAGAAGTTATTCAATCTTTCTCAAGAACAGCAAGTATAAATTATACACCAACTCCTCAAAGCCCTGGTAGCCCACGAAGCCCTCGAACACCTAAAACGCCAAAAGTGGATCGATGGAAATTACTAAAAGCCAAGTTATTACCAGGTGACCAGATTCGCTTCAAACCAAGTGTCATTTTAAAAGACAGGAGAAAATGTGAGTTGTATGCAGAATGGAAGGATAAACAATTGATATCCGAAATTGGGGTTGCCTTCGAAGACATAGATAGTTTGTATGATCACCATCGTTTTATATGTGAAGAGACAAAAAAGAAGCGAACGCATTGGTTGTCGTATTGTGTTTTGAGAGATGGTAAATATATATTATTTGAAAATATGTAATTTTGTAAATTTTATCAAAGTGAGATTCACTTGAATCAATACCTTTTTTCATATAAAAACAAAACAATTATTATAGTAAATGCCAAAATTACTTAGTATCGATGTTGGTATCAAAAACCTTTCATATTGTTTTTTTAACACAGATGAAAAGACAATTATAGATTGGGGGATTATTAATTTATCACAATCAGAGGAACAATTATGTCATTGTGATAAATCAGCCAAATTCAAATCGTTGAAAAATCAGTTTTATTGTAGTAAACACAAACCAAAAACATCCATTGTACTTGACAAAAAATTTGCCAACATAAATAACGTAAAACCTTCTCTTCTCAAAAAGGTCTCCTTGGTTTTGCAAGAAAATATCAAAACCAAGGATGAATGGAATGAATATATTTCTAAAACTGAAAAAATATTCGTATACCCTATTACCGAGAATGCATCTGAAATGAATTTAGTAAATATTAGCAGGAATATTCAGTCAAATTTTGATTATAAATTATGGGATAAAATACATATAGATATAGTTATCATAGAGAATCAAATAAGCCCTTTGGCAAGTCGGATGAAAACAATACAAGGAATGATTACACAATATTTTGTTAAAACTGTACCCGAAATATCTTTTGTCAATTCCTGTAACAAGTTAAATACAAAGGAAAAATTAACTTATGCAGAAAGAAAAAAGGAGGGTATTCGGAAATGCGTAGAATTATTACCCCAGTATGGCTGGATATATTTTTTTGAATCAAATAAAAAGAAGGATGATTTGGCGGACTCGTTTTTGCAAGGATTATGGTATATTGAAAATAAAATAAAATTGTGTTAATATATGACATTTTTAAAAAGATTATTTCCAAGGAGGACACGCACACCAAAGAGTTCTCCGGTAAAGGTTTCTCCGGTAAAGGTTGCTTCTCCGGTAAAGGTTGCGTCTATGACTATGACAAATCTTAAAAAAATAAAAAGATCTTTATTAGACAACAGTGATAGAAATGGCCTATCGTCGATAAATGAATTGTTAAATTATGAATATTTAATTGTAAATAATGATTCGCTTGATACGACGCAAGAAGAAAAGATTTTTTCAGATAAAAAAATATTAGACGCTATATCTTCACTTAACTTTAATGAAGATAATCTAATATCTTACACGAAAGACCCAGAAGAAGAAAAAATAGTAAAGAAAAATATAGTTAAATTGCGTATATATATTATCCTCTTACAGGAGTTAACGGTTGAAGATATGGAGAGACTACTTTTAGATAAATGTACTAGAAATGTACATTCGGAAGTAGAATTTTTTAGAGATGCTAGAAAATATCCTGATTATATACATAAAAAAGAGGGGTTTGGAATTGGAATTAATAATAAATTTAACAAAGACTGTGTAAGATTTTATACTGCAGATAATATTAAAAATGCGATGGAAGATTACAAATACCCACACGGAAGATTTTATGAGGATAGAGATGTTTTAACGCTAGGAGAAGCTTTGACGATTACTGTAGAATTTAATGGTGTAAAATATCCAAATTATTTGGACGCATTATCAGATATTATACTTATAAATGTAAAAAGAATAGTAGAAGAAATACAATCACAATTGTTATTAAAATACAACACAATTTGGAATACATTGTTTACTGTTGAAAATATACAACAAGCTATGAAAGATATGGGTAAATATATAGAGTTGAGAAATTATAAACAATTTGTTATAGATAAAACATTAATTGAACATATTTTTTCAAGAATTGAAAACTTACCCCTTAATTTAGGTGAAGTATTCACCTTTTTAAAACTATTTTATGGTGACCGTGTACCAGATATTACTAGATTAGCATTAATATTTGGACTTTCTGGTGATCTTTTAGATGGAAATTTATCTGAAAGGATTAAAAAAAGATTTGATACGAATAATCCATCTAAAAATTTGGTATCTGCAAGCGAGTTAACTGAAAAAACAGAAACTAAATTTTCAGCTCATGATTTAGGTTATGATATTACAAAGCAACAAACATCGATAGAAAGAATAATGAATATTATCGAAGAAAGATCTTCGGAAATAGATGGCAATATCACTTCCAATGTAAGTGAAATAGTACGACAAGACAATATGCAAATCAAATCAATGCCACAACCCGAAAAACCTAAAACTTTAAGAAGATTCTGGAATAAAATGACTAGAAGGGGTGGCAGAAAACATAAACAATTGTCTAAACAAATACGAAGAAATAAAAGAAATAAAAGAAATACAAATAAATTCAGATTTAAAAATAATAGAGGATGATATGGGAGGTTCTTTTTCAAAGGATGATTCTGAATGGTCTGAACAAGATGGAGAAAAGCCAAAGAGAAGGAAGAAAATAAATCTAGAGGATCTAGAGGATTACGAATTAACATTCGAAGAAAATGAAATTCTAGATGACCGAAGAAAAAAAAAGAAGTCTATGAAAAGAATAAAAAAAAATAAAAGTAAAAGTTTTAAAAATAAAATATCAGATTAAACAAAATGATTATCCTTTTACGAGGTCATATCCGTGATGCATTTGCAAGTAATAAACTATATAATTTAATACAAAAAATATGTTTAACACAAAATAATGTAAGTATATTTATACATACTTGGGATGTAGTACAATCAAATGTGAGCTGGAGAGAATTGCGTGATATAAATATTACAGTAACATCATCTATGATAGAAAACTATTTTAGAGGATTAAACCAATATATAAAAAATATAACAATCGAATCGGACAAAAAAATAATGTTAATTGGCAAAAAAAATGGGCTTATTTCTTTATCAAAGTGTCCATTATTAGGATGGAAAAATATGTGGTATGGAAAAAAATCCGCAATTGATACTATTATGGCTGTTTCAAAAACAGATGATGTTATTATAAATATGCGTTTCGACATTTTTTCAAATTCAAATGCACTCAGTGAAAAATTTATTCTACAATTTATAGAGTTTAATAAAAAAAAGTATTTCCACAAGAATATATTTCCATTCCGTAATGAAAAAACAGGAATAGATAATATTTATATAGGAAATATTAATACTATGTTTAATTTAATATATAATTTTCACTACAATTTAGATGACATTTTATTGAGGCATAATGTAAGTAATCAAGAATTTTTAGTTTACCGTGAAAATAACCAAATATTCAATGATTCGTAATACTTAAAATTAAGTTTTCTAATTATTTATAAATGAATCCAGAAATCATTGAGCTAGGTGATTTAAATAAATCTGTCAATTTTGGTGGAGGAATAGAGTTATTAATGAATGATAAAAAAAGTACAAGTAGTGATATAAAAATAGACGATTTAACAAATCTCGAAAATGAATTAAATGACTTAGTGTCTCATACAAAAACAAGTCAATATGATTCCAATGTTTTTGCTCCATTTTCTTTAAACGAAGAACCTAAAACAATATCATTAGATCCGCCTAAAATTAATTTAGATTTACCAAAGACGGATTTACCAAATTCTCTTCCATCTGTTTCTTTTTCGAAATTAGGAGAATCTACTTCAAAGGAAAGTGAACCAAAAACGTGGGATGGTTTTGGTAAATATAGTAATATTCCCGTATCTTCTGAAAGTGAACCAGTTCCTCAACCACAGATGACAAAAGAGGAAATGTTGCGCGAAAAACTAAAAGTCCTTCGGAAGTTGGAAGCACTTGAATCAAAGGGGGTGAATATTTCAAAAAAATATAATATGGAATCATCATTGCTCGAGATGCAAGGTGAGTATGAACTTGTAATAGAAGAAAAAAATAAACAAAATTCAATCAAATTCCAAGGAAATATGATGATGGCATTTATCAACGGGATTGAATTTTTAAATAACAAATTTGATCCGTTTGACATAAAATTAGAGGGATGGGGAGAACAGATAAATGAGAATATTCAGGATTATGACGAAATATTTTCGGAACTACATGAAAAATATAAGTCAAAGGCAAAGATTGCACCCGAGTTAAAATTGCTCTTTCAATTAGCAGGAAGCGGTATTATGATACATATGACAAATAGTATGTTCAAAACATCTATGCCAGGTATGGATGATATTTTACGTCAAAACCCAGATTTAATGAAACAGTTTCAAAATGCCGCCGTAAATTCAATGGGAAATAGCAACCCAGGATTCTCGGGGTTTATGAATGGATTAATGAATCCAACAAATTCCCCTACATATGATATGGGTGGACCACCACCTCCATTTGCAACACAGGGTCCCAATGCAGTTCCACCTGTCAATCGTCCCGGAAATAATTCCAGTTTTATGACTGGACCAACAAATACAAATAGTGTATCTACTGCACTTGGTTTGGATATTCGCCCTGATATGCGCGGACCATCAGATGTTTCAGATCTATTATCTGGATTAAAAACAAAAACAATAAACATACAAAACCAATCTACCAATAACAGTACAATTAGTATTACTGATTTGAAAGATTTAGATAATGAAAATATTCCTAAAAAAAGTCGTCGTCGAAAATCAGATAAAAATGTTATTAATCTAAATATGTAACCTACGCGTTACCCTTGTTCTTCTTGTTTTTAATTTAGAACGTTTAAATCTATTTGGGCGCTTCGATTGACGCCTTCTCTGGCGTTTTCTAGATTTAAAACGCATCCCCCGCATTCCGCCCTTTTTAGGTTTTTCATTGGATTCTAATCCCGTTAATTTACCAAATATTTCTCTAATTTTTTTCTCTCTATTTTCACAACTTCTCTTCAAATTGGTTGAAATGGAAGAAACAGTTTCGCTTGTAAAATTACATTGTAAATATACATTAAAACTCCCAAAGAAGCTTTCTATTTTTTTATCATTTTCAAATTTTACAATGACAAAAAAATCCCCTTGGATGGGTTTTAATTCAAATGATCTGAGAGAATTATCGAAATTTTTTGTGTATCCATCTAGTTTTTCTTCCATTATGTGACTAAACGCAAATGATGGTTGATAAAAATTTATTCTTTCTTTTCCGTCATATATATATTCAACTTTTTCATCCTTGATCACCAGCTTTTCAAAGAGGATTTCTCTCAAAAAATTAATATTTTCTTTCACAATGGAATTCATAAATATAAGATCACTATCATCAGTATGTACAATTTCATCGGATAATAATAAGACCTCTTCAAATAATTTTTCTTGGAAAAAGACAAGTTTCTTTAAATGGGTAACATAATATTCAAATAATTCATTTCCAAAAAAGGAGGTTTTTTCTGCATATTTTTTGAATTTTTCGATGCTTTCTACATCAGTTAGAATGCCCTCCTTTTTCCATCCTTTATTCAATATCGTTATAGCACTTAGCAAAACTTCATCACTTACTTTAGGAATCCATTTTTGATCAAAAACACTTCTAAGTTTTACATTGTATAAAAAAAAAGGAGGTATGTCCCCCACTTCGAATCCAACTGTTTTTCCAGTCAATTTAATTGTTTTTTTCCCTTTTAATAATGTTATATTTAAAACGGGTAATTTATAAGACTTTTTTAAAACTACTTTATATATATTCAAATTTTCTGACATTATAATATATTGATATAATTAAGATTTGAAAAACTTGAGATATGTTTCATGTTGATGGAGCATTTGTTTATTTTTTTTAGATTGTTCTAAAATGGCGATTGCTTTGTTGAGATCTTCGTCGGATATATCTTCTTCTATATCTATGCGTCGATATTTTAAGGGTATACAACAAAATTTGCTGTCATAATTTAGTAAAAAATCAGATAGAATAATAAAAAATAGTGTAAGGAAAATAGCGGTTATTATATCTCTTGTACCCATCCAGGCAATAGCAAATACGATGATATCTCTCGACATTTTTGTTTTTATAATACTTTCTGCAGATTTACTCATATTTAATGGGATTAATTTACCACCCACATTTAATATGATAATAATTAATCCCGCAAAAATTTTACTTTCATTTAATCCTTTGAAAATGTATAACATATTATTTCAAAATATTTTAATATCATATTTTATAAAACGACGTTTGTGAAAAGGGGATAATGTCATTGTTTGAAGAATTTGGAAAAATTGGTAGATATTTAGACGGCTTTGGTCTTATTGTTTCACTCAATTGAACTGTATTTACACCATTTCTTCTTTTTGATCTTTTGTATGAATAATTCTTGTATTTTTTATACATGAACTCTTCATCCGGTTTTTCCTTATTTTCTTTGTATATAACTTCGGTTAATGGCAACTTTTCTTTTACTTCTTTTTCTTCTGGTAGAACTTTAAGAGCTACCTTTTTTTTATTTTGAGATAAACCAATGATGATAATTAACAAGAGAAATGCTAGCAACAAGCTGTTTGTAGTTATAATAATTAAAATTACAACTAATATAAGTCTACCTACTCTACTGTTGTACAATGACGTGAAAAACTCATTGTTTGTGATAAAAATTGTTATCAAAATTAAAAAAAGAGCTATAGATAGATATAATGATCCTTTCATTATATTTTACGAATAAATTAATTTCATATTGATAAAATAATTATCTAATTTTTTAATAGAGGAATGTCTTTAGCAATGTATGCATCTCCATATGATTCACCGCCTACATTATTAACAGATGAATTTGAAAAAAACGACAAAAAAATAAAAAAAACTTCCCGGCCAAGGACACAAAAAAATCATTCTGAAAAGGTAAATGATGTTTTACTTTCTATTAATGATGATAATTTGGCAGATTATGAAGGACCTGTAGAGAATACAGAAGACACTGTTCTCATAGAAGAATTAAAAAACAATAATAAACAACATATAAATAACATAGCAAATTTTCAAAAAAATATTGTTCCGTCATACAATGAAATAAAACCAAAATATGAAAATTTTCAAAACACAAGAGAACCCGATGTTTTAATTGATAAAGTTAATTATATTATAGGTTTGCTGGAAAACCAACAAGACGAAAAAACACATAATATAATAGAAGATTTGATCATTTATGCCTTGCTTGGCTGTTTTATTATTTTTATTATAGATAAATTTGTCAGTGTTGGCAAATATGTCAGGTAGCTTAGAAATCTGCTAGATATTCTGTATTGTGAACACTTGTATCTGCTTTGATATGAGAAACATCGTTGGTAATTGTAATATTTTCAATAGAACAACCATCTTCTTTAATCATTGTGTACATATCATCCAACATCTTATCGTTTGCGACTGCTTCTTCTTCTTGTTGACTGAATTCTCTCA